GGCAGTTTACATAACCCTTCCGTCTTAAGGCGGTCCCGAAGGATGAGGAAGGGGTCCGGGGAGCAGCCCCGATTAAACAACAATTTTTGTCTGGCACCATTTCTGCACTGCACTGACGTGCAGGCCGCACGCAAAAGAACTCCAAGTACCTGCCAAGGAGTCCTCCAGAAATGGGCGATTTGCGTTTTAACATTTTTAATTTTAGGATTTTGACGGTTTACGCCACACTGTAGACTGTAATACGGAACCAACTCCGTCCGCGCGCTTCACCTCGCTATGGGGGGGGGTCAGTTGTCGGCTGAACTTAGGGCCCCAGGTGGTACATGATATCTCTCGGGGATCTGAGGTGGGTCCTTGCGCCCAGGAGGTTACAGAGCTAGGCTCCAGCTCCTAGGCGGAGGGTTCCCTTAAGAACACTTGCACTGAGGCGGCCCGAAACTCATCGGCGATCCTGACGATGAGCAACAACCTCCGAAAGATGCGATATTGAGAAAGAAGCTTAAATAAGGGCTTCCGCTGCTCCGAGGAGGCCCTCTGGAATGGCTTCAACGCCATGCTCCATGAGGGACAATTTTCCCATAGCTTCGTTCCATACTGTGTCCTGCGTGATGTCCTGATAGGCGTGCGTTTTAGCCGCAGGGTTATTAATGGGGAACCGATACCTCCACTTAATGGCCACCTGGACATTTAAGGAGGTTTTATCAGGGGTAGACCCCTCGACCAATAGAAAGATTGGGGAAAAGCCCTGCCAAGGCGCCGACGGATTACTGTAATCGTACGGAATCAAATTCTGGCTCGCCTGGCCACCATTGGCAGATGTGTGAAGAAAGTCGGAACAATCTCCCATGTTCCGAGGCATGGCGTTCACCTGGACACCTCTCATCGCCATGCGAGCAGCAGTGAGCGGACGAGGTTGCCCATACGACATAAAGCCGTCAGCAATTGCCTGAAACGTGGAATATTCGCGTGGATCACACGCAATGTTCCATTTGCCAAGGAAAAACTGCCCGGTGGCAGTTTGGAGGGGCGTGGGACAAGTTACCCTAATGCTGAAGGCGGCAGGCACGCACTCACATCCGCGCTGAAATGCATCAGCGATCGACTTGGAGTTCAAAACCTGCAAACCAGCCTGCGGGGCGGCACCGATGCCAACAACATTGCTGTTCCAACCAAAGAAGGTGTTCATGTTCATGCCCTGCGCGCCCAAATTTATTCCCGTGGGGTCAGAATAGTGGTACTGCCATGGGCAGAAACACCAAAGCTGTTCGGCGCCGTTACCTTGTACGGTTACGTTTTCGATGGTGGTTATATAAGTATAATCACCAACAGCGCGAGGAAGACCGAGGTTAAGCTTACCGAAAGCATCAAAACAGGACAAGAGTCCCCTGCCAGCTCCCATGCGTTGTTTTCCTCGGCGGGGTCCTCGAAATTTGCTTTGAACCCTTCCTTTTCCTTTTCCTTTTCCTTTTCCGTTTTGTTGCATTCCCTTGCCTTTTCCCATACTAGAACCTCCTCGGTAACGTCGGAAAGGACGAAGTCCTCCACGCGCCACTGGAGGTGAGGTGGCGATGACATATTGCGCCTCCTTGGGAACTCGGCCGCCAGGCTTGCCCGTCTCCATGATCGTGAGCCCCATTTTGGCTTGAGGTGAGTCTTTAGCACTGGACAAACAAAGCTGGAATCAGTGCGTCGTAATAGCATATTACTTGAGCCCAAGACACTACCAGAATCATGCATTAATTACCCGTAGCATTTCTGCCCTAATTTTCGCCTACTAGCGGCGGGCTTCTTCAGTTGGCTCCGCTATCCCTATAGAGGGCCAAGGGCAGGCAAGTCTTTCACCCTAATTTAAGAGGTAGCCTTTATCTTCGGCATTAAGGGACCCCAAATTCGCTCATGCTTTAAAAATTTCTGGTAGCTGTCTGTAAAATGCCTCGTGATCACCGTCCCAATTAGACAAATCCTGTGACCATATGTCCAATTTCCCCATGACATTATGGCCAGGCTCTGCCAGCTTCAAAGAATTCAGTATCATTAATTCCTGGGTGCTTTGGGTGGGATATTGCACTGCGGACCCTTTGGCCTCCATCGTCTCGAAAGTTGATTTCAGGCATGTGATCCCGGCGGTAACACCCGCCATCTCTTCCGCTGACCATACTTGGACCCTGTACTGCTTAAGCTTTGCAGCGGTCGACAACTTGTTGTAGTGATACATGGCCAAGTTGGTGAATGCGTCGTGCAACTTTTCCACGTTGCCGCGGAACATGCTGGCAATAGAAATCAGACGAGAAGCGGCCAAGATAGTTCTACCCTCGTCAGTCGTAGGCTGACGCGTTTGTGTGGCCGATCCGATCTTTCCCAAATAGCGGCGAATGTCTGGGCACCACGGAAACGTGATGTCCAAACGCCCGTTGATCGCTTTCATGTGAGCGCCAATGATCTCAACACGACCGTTGATCTGCAATACGAACTTGGCTGACATACCAACATCTGCCATATAATACGTGAGTTGAGTCTTCGTTGCCTCGATCGCCTCGGCAGATCCGTCGCCAACTATGCTCCTTGAGGCTCCCCCTCCACCATCATCGCCCTCAATGAGACCGTTGAATTTAATCTTGGTGGGCACCCATGGTTTTCCACCCTGGGTTGGAAAGGGTCGGGACTGGTAAGTGTAATTGAATGTACCTACGTTAATGCGGTACCTACCAGACTCGTCCCTGGCAAAAACGTGCCAAGGGTCCTCACAGAAGCAAGACATGGTTGTCGTGAGTTCTCCTGAAAAGTTAGCAGCTGCAGTGAGCATCCAGCCACTGTCCAAATAGAAATCCGGAAATTTCAAAACTGCCTTCTTCTTACTTCCGGGCACCGTAACGCCACGGACTTCGATCGAAATGCGCATACCTTTCTCAATGTCGTAACTGATCTTGGCTGCATACTTTGCTCCTAATTGGCCAGAAAACTTCTGACAACAAATGTTAGCAATATTCTGCATCGCTTTGAGAATTGGTTCAAGTGGTCCGGGGACACGCATATGTGCCTCCATGCTCGTTTGGTCAACTTCCCACATCAACATGGGTTCACCGAAATCTCCGGCGTTGAATTTGACGAACTGGTCCAAACAGGCTGCACGATCTTGGTGTTTTATGTTCATGGTATGAAAAGGGGAATCTTCACCAAAAATGGCTTCAGAGTAAACTTCCCCAAAGATATGGACCATCGTAAGCAGTTCTACACCATTGTCAATGACACTGCGGACTGTTTTGCCATCTTTGGCAATCTGTTCCCATTTCCCATGGGCAACGCGCATTTTGATCAACTCAGGAGACCTGATCATCTGGTTGTTACTCAACGCATCGTCTATGATTTCCTTGCCGAACTTTGACAAGCCATACTCCCCCAATTCTCTGCTGACGGGCTCTTTAGAAACCAACTCAGCTTCTTGGTGATGGCCATCTTTAATAACGACCTTCGTGCGTATTTCTTTAACACTCATAATCTTGGAGTAAATCCTCAATATGCGTTCTCGGGAGAAGAGTTCCTTCTGTATCCTGGCCCAAAACATTTGGTAAATCTGGGCAGTGCGGGATTTTCTATCATATTGAAGAGGCTGTCCAGTTCTGGGATCTAGCTGAACTTGTGTGCGTATCTCAACCCCACGTGAAACATGCTCAGGATTCAAAACTGTCGTAGGGACGACAATTGGTCCTGTCACGTGAGCTGCCTCGTGTGACACGAATGCCGAGGTCTCGCCAGGTCCGGGAGAAGCTGAGGCATTAAGCTCTGCTTGCTCCTCCACGATCTGTGCGTGCGTGGTCATATCAGGGACGGGTCTTCCGACCAAACGGTTCAAGACGGTCCGAGGCCCATCTAAAACTGTCGTCACCGGGTACGCCCCGTGCAAGGACACGAAGTCCCAAATTCTTCTCAACCGAGCTAGAAGAGCCTGCGCTGTTAAAAACGCAGGGCTTGGCTGCACCGATCCCGCGCCAAGAGACTGAAACGGCCCGCAGAAACGTTGGCACTTTGTCCATCCGGCAATTGTGAAACTTGCTTCCTGAAGAAGTAAGCACCTCATATTGTCCAAGAAAGACACTTTGCGTCGCTGCAATGCAATGATCTTAGGTAACATTGATTGAAACAGCTGCAATTTGAAGTCCTGCGATGGTCTGGAGTCAATCGTGTTGATAAGCGGTCCATGAATGTCCCGACTGTCTTTCACGTTCTTGAGTTCTGTAAAATTCACCAAACACTGATGCGCTGGTGAGTCAATTTTCACACAACATGCTTCTAAAGCATAGATACCTGGCAACCAACTGCACATCAAGCAGCGGGTAGGGGCCACAAATTTGGCCTCTGCAATTGCGTTTGGCATCTCCAAGTCTACCAACTCCGGTCTGCAACTAGTACACAGTGGATTCTCCACAGAGGTAAAAATCTCTGGTTGTTCTGAGGCAAAATAACCATCATAACCGATGCGCTTCGCCGCTTTCACTACTCTGTATACTGTTACAGCCGTAATAGCCGTGTGAAACACCTTGGATGCTTTGACCTTCGGTTTTCCACTGGGATCGGGAACCATGAAAAGAAACTCAGCTCCCTTGCGGACTGCTGGTCTAAGCAAATCCGCGCCTTCGTATAAACTAACTGCTATTCTTGCTACACTCCCTCCAGATGGTGGTGAAAAGGGCCACTCCGCCCCTGCACAGGTAAGGCCTGCGCTCCGAAAAGTCATGATGGGGACAGGGTTTCCACGGAGCCCTGCTCGTGTTTCGGAGATAAGGGAGTATGTGTCTGCGCCCTAAGGCGCCTGTAGCGTGCGCAATTTTTACTACAACTTTCGGGAGACCATCCGTCCGTCGTACTTGTTGTTGCCTTCCTGTCTAGTCAGGCTTCACAAGAGGTCCTTGCGCATTGGATGGGCGTAACACCCAACCAGCCAGCCCCGACCCAGGGCTGGACTCCCGGGGCCCCGAAGGGCCCCGGCGGGGGGGGGGGGGCCCCCCCCCCCCCCCCCCCCGGCCAAAACAAAAATAAAAAA